CCATTACAACAACGACAACGACCGCAACGCCAAAGGTCACGGCAACGACGGGAGTAATGCCAACCTACCCAAGTGGCGGCCCTGCTGGCGCACCAATCACAGTCGGAAGCCGATTTGACGTAGCAGCCGCTCGAGCTGGTGAAGAAAAGGGCAATGTTGTTATTAACGTCAATGCTCCAAGCGTTATTGACGAAGAAGGCTTCACCCGAGCAGTCGTTCTAGCCCTCAATAATTCCACTAATCGCGGCACAACTGGCGCTGGCGATTTAAGGTCTAACGCCCAGATCTTATGACAGCTTGGACACCCCTCTGGCGAATTAAAGCCAATGGCACAGAGGTCACCTCAGTCACTTTGGCTGACCTACAAATTACAACAGGCAGAACCGACATCAACTCGCCAACCCCTGCTGGTTATTGCTCACTTCGTCTTATTAACACCGATAACTCAGTTTATTCATTCACAGTCAATACCTCAATCCTCATCGAAGTTCAAAATAGTTCAGCGACTTATGTGCCTATCTTCGGCGGTCGTATCTCCGACATTCGCCAAGTCGTCACCTCAGCTGGTAACGCTGCGGCAGTAACCACAATTAACATTACAGCCATTGGCCCTCTTAGCAGATTACAAAGGGCAACCTTTGATGGCAATTTAGCTGAAGGATTAGACGGCGCACAGATACAAGACCTGCTCGATGATCTACTGCTCAACTCTTGGAATGAAGTCCCAGCTGCCGAAACTTGGAATACCTATGATCCGACAGAGACTTGGGCTAATGCTGAAAATATTGGTTTAGGTGATATTGATGCCGGTGAATATACGATGGTAAGTCGCCAACTCACCGACGCGGTAATTTCCAACATTGCTAATCAAATTGCTTCATCAGCTCTTGGATATTTATATGAAGATGCAAATGGCCTTATCGGTTACGCTGACGCCAGCCACCGGCAGGATTACCTTGTGGCTAACGGTTACACCGACCTCGATGCCAATCACGCAATTGGGGCAGGAATTGGAATCGTCCAGCGACAGGGCGAATTAGCCAATAAAGTCATCATTGATTACGGCAATAACTTCAACAGCCAATATATCGCCCAAGACGCTGACTCACAGGCCACTTATGGCCTTTATGCCGAGCAGTTCTCAAGTTACGTCAAGAACGCCGCAGACGTCGAAGATATGGCGGATCGAGTAATACAGCTTCGCGCCTATCCTCGTTACCTATTCCAATCCATCACCTTTCCAATTCAGAATCCAGAGATGGACAATGGCGACCGCGATGCGCTGCTCTCCATCTTTATGGGCCAACCCGTTCGCATCACTAACCTTCCGCCACAATTGCTCGGTGGCGAATTCACCGGTTATGTCGAGGGCTGGACATTCAGAGCCTCAGTCTCGGGCCTTTCAATAACGCTTAATGCTTCACCAACAGAATTCTCGGCAGTCGCCCAAAGATGGAACCAAGTCAATGCGGCAGAAAGCTGGAATAGTGTGCTTAATACCCTAGAATGGCAGGACGCGATTGGAGTGATTAGTTAATGGCAACAACAACGAATTTCGGGTGGGAGACGCCCGATGACACCGACCTAGTAAAGGACGGCGCTTTAGCGATTAGAACGCTAGGCAGCGCAATAGATACCTCGCTTGTTGATCTTAAAGGCGGCACAACCGGACAGGTGCTCTCCAAGACTTCCAATACCGATATGGACTTCACTTGGGTCACTAGCGATGATGCCAACGCCATTCAGAACGCCATCGTTGATGCTAAGGGTGATCTCATTGCCGCTTCGGCAGCTGACACACCAGCTCGTCTGGCGGTTGGTAGCAATGGGCAATATTTGAAAGCTGATAGCACGACTGCCACTGGACTCGCTTGGGCCACATTACCTGCGAGTGGAAAATTATTACAGGTCGTCAATGCTGATACAACAACAACCGCAACTTCATCATCAACCACTTATATTGATACAAATTTAACGGCGACAATTACGCCATCAGCAACGTCGAGTAAAATTCTAGTAACTGTTCATCAGTCATACAATATCCCAACTTCGGGAAATGGTATGGGCATCAAACTAGTTCGCGGAACGACTGATTTGAAAAGTCACGGATCCTATGTCGGTTATACGGCAGCAGGTGGAGAAGTCATTACAGGTCATTTCTCAATTTCTTATTTGGATTCGCCCAATACAACTTCTGCCACCACCTACAAAACGCAATTTGCAAGACTTACTGGTGCCTCAAGCGCTTCAGTAAACAATTTTAGTCTAACTTCATACATTACGTTAATGGAAATAGGTGCATAATGGCGACAGGTGCTCAAGTATTAGAAATGCTTATTCCTCAAGGCGGTTGGGCAATCTCTGGCGAGACTTACGAAAGCATTCATTTTTTAGAGTGCGAGCCAATCTCTAAAAAGGAATTTGAAGAAGGTTTTGCTAAATTTGATGCTTGGAAAGCAAAAGATGAAGCTGATAAGGCGGCGAAGAAGCAAGAATTGTTGAATCGTCTTGGCATTACCGCCGAAGAAGCGCGGTTACTTCTTCGATAATGGCGAAACTTTGCAAAGCCGGACAGCAATTAAGGGAGCAAATTGACGACGATTATCCTGATCGCGATCGGCGTTCTGACGGCTGGATTGCTGACGCTCGGCATATTGCTAAAGGTAATTCTGACCATATACCAGACGCTCGAGGAATCGTCCGAGCTTTAGACATTGATGCGGATCTTAATGCCCACAAAGAAGAGGCTTATGCCCTTGTGGAAAAGATTCGTAAATGCGCCAAGCGAGGCGATAAGCGGATTAAATACATAATCTACGACGGGAAGATTATGAGCCCGATAATGAATTGGAAGCGCAGAAAATACAGAGGTGCGAATCCTCACCGGTCGCATTTCCATATTAGCTTTACAACTTTGGGAGATAACGACGGCAAATGGTTCGACCTCGAAGGAGACAGAAATGAAAGAATTGAAACTGATGGCGGAAAGCTGGGGGAAAACATTCCTCGCGACGGCTCTAGCGACATATCTAGCGGTGGGCTGGGATCTCGACGCTATTGCAAATGCGGCTCTAGTATCAGTCTTGCCTAGCATCATCAACTGGCTTAACCCCAATTACGAGCGTTACGGCAAAGTCAAATAGTGGACGCAAATACCATCGCTGGATTCGTAGCCTCAGTTCTCGGCTCAATTGCCCTCCTCATTGCTGGCCTTCGCTACATAATTAAATTGGAGAATATCCCCATTGTGTCGCGCCTCGACAAGATGGAGTCTCAGTTAGAATTAGCCCTCTCAGCAAAGGTGGCTAGAAGTGGCAACAAGAAAACGCGTTAAGAAGCCAGTCAAGAAGGTGGCTAAACGTCGCAAAACGACGAAGGAGCCAATTCTTACAAAGCTGGATTTCTGGGCTATTGCTGCCAAAGAAGTCTATGACGCTTGCCGCAAAGCCGGAATGGACGAAGGCACAGCTCTGGCCTTTGCGATGGATAGAAGCTCTTACCCCGATTGGATTGTTGATCCGAGCGACCCAATAAAAAATCCGCTCGATGATTGGGAAGAGGACGACTAATTTACCTTCGCGAGGTGGAACTATTTGAGGCGCTGAAGTCGGTCTATCCAGACTTAACGCCAGTCTCACCGACCGACCGCCACGACGGCATCACTAGCGACTCCTATATTGAGATGAAGTGCCGCCGCACCCATTATCCCACACTATTGATTGAGAAGAAGAAGTGGGATTATCTGGCCGAAATAAGGGCTAGAACGGGCGCTAGGACGCTTTATATCAACTCCACCCCACAAGGGGTCTATCAGTTCGACTTAGGGGCTATAAACGAGCCTGAGTGGCAATTAAAGGCCCTTCCAGATAAGACCGATTACGCCAATAAAGGGCTAGTGGAGAAGCTGTGTGGGTTCTTAGACTTGCGACACTCTGAACTCTTACTTGTATAAATCCATTTAATTAAATACATTTATCCCGTAAATCCATTTAAGGATTACAGAACGGGAGCGTAAGTGATAAATAATCCAGCAGTTATTCGATTTGATAGCACTTCGGGCGCTTGGTCTGATGGTAAGAATTACGTCAAAGGCCAAATAATTCGCCGATATGCCATTGAGTCGTTAGGTAGAAAATCCGTAAGAGGGCGATTGAGCAGAGAAGAAATCTCAGCTTATTGGCTCGACCGATTCGGGGTGAACGCTGATGTCGCATAACCTCACAGCTGAACAAATAGTGACCCTGCTCATTATTGGGTTCATTGGATTCTGGCTTGTATATGCCTCACTAGAGTCGGTTAAAGCGAAAGCCTTTAACGAAGGTTACAAGCGCGGAAGGGCCTCGAATCAATATGTCAGAGAGATCGTTAAGTGACTGGCTCTCGGACGCTGGTGACACCCTCGACGACAGGGGGCTTGAATATGGCGATCCGAGACACAATCTATTACGCATTTACAAAATCGCGAGGTTACTCGGTATTCAGCTCAGAGACCCAGCTGACGTGGCGTTGCTATTTATCGCGACGAAACTCTCAAGAATGGTGGAAAGTCCAGAGCGCGAAGATTCGTATCTCGATCTCATTGGATACGCCGCTATCTTGGGCAGATGCCGATTTTCAACACCAGAAGATTGGGACGACGTTGAGTCTGACTCGCAATCATAATCAACACCAATGGTGTGACTATTGCAAAATGCGATGGGGACAATTAAAAGATGGGACTTGGCATCACAAAGCCCAAGTGCCAGCTGTATGGAAGGTGCAATCTGAAACGCCAACGCGGCGTATGCAGGTGCGCTTTTACTGCCAAGCTTGTGCCAACGAGGCACAGAACTGGCCGGACGGAACGTTCTGGTCTTTAAAAGAACAATTGGAATATGCGATAGATGAATTCGCAGGGAGAGAGAAATTAAATGTCGAACTATCTTGATGATTATGTAAGTGTGCAGGATCGCTTAAAGGAGTTTATAAATGCTTATCCGGATTACCGCGTTAAGACCCACGTTCTTGAGGAGTCACTTACGCCGAATTGCGATGTTTATATTGTTAAGACTGAGCTTTACAGGACTGAGGCTGATGCTGCGGCTTGGACGACGGGACTTAGCAGCGAATCGAAGCAGAAACAATATGCTCTGGAACTTGCGGAGACAGGCTCACTTGGCAGAGCTCTCAATCTCGCTGGCTTCTTTGCAAAGCCAAGCGGATCACCTAAGAAGCCAATACAGACAACAAAACCTCAGCTTGCAGAGTTCATCAAAGAACAACGCCCCAACGATCCTGAGCCGATTGTCTGGGACGTTACGGCTATCGCGGAAGAATTCGGGGCCGAAGTAATTGACGAGATTCCTATCTGCAATCACGGCCCGATGATTCTTAAGCAGGGCAATAAAGAGGGTAAGGAGTATCGCGGTTGGGTTTGCACCGAGCGCAATAAGTCTGCCCAATGTCCGGCTAAATGGATGAAAATTGGATCAGATGGCAAGTGGGCGTTTCAGAAGTGATTAATGAGATGCACCCGTTCAAGTGTGGGCCTTGTAAGAAGGTGACACCCCACTTCTATATCACTAAGTATGAGTCAGAGATTGAGCCTGATGCTTGGGTGTGGTTAATGGAGTGTCAGAATTGCTTTGAGCAGCGGTTATTTGATCCAATTGACCGAGTGATTAGTCGAGAGGACGAGATAACGCGCTGCGACCAATGCGGTAATTACAAGATGAAAGCAGCTAAATGCCGAATCTGTAAAATAGCCGATGGACAAGAGCGTATCAAAGAGCGCTACTGGAACGGCAACGCCACACTTGAGAGGTTCATTGATGCCGACATATGATTTCGAGTGTCCCAGTTGCAACGACGTGATTGAGCAGTATTTTCATATATACGTCAGCCCAAAGATTAACTGCGGCCATTGTGGAGTCGAAATGCGCAAACAATTCAAAGCAACGCCAGCGCACTTCAAAGGCGATGGTTGGGCAGGGAAGAAGTAATGCCAAAACCCCATTCGATTGCATATATTAAACAGCTACTTGAGTGGGGCTTTGACAAAGAGTTTATCGCCCGAGATATGGGCGTCAATCTGGCTTCATTAGAAGTCCGGTTAAACAGAGCAAAGAAAAGGGAGCAGAATGGCAATCAAGGATCTGAGTCTGAAACTAGCAGCGATTAGCCTGTTAGCAGACCAAGCAAAGCGCCTGAAGGACGAACTGAGGGCTGAGTTACAAGCTGAGATGAATGAACTCGGCGCTGATCGAGTAAAGGCTGAACTAGGCGATGAGGTGGTTGCCTATATAACGACCAGTAAGCCGAAGTTCAAGTGGGTCGTTAAGTCAGATAAGAAGTTTATTGATTGGGTGAAAGCCAATATCCCAAGTGAGATAGTGGAATCGGTAAGAGAGTCGTCAGTTGATGCGATATTGGATAAATTCAATTACGTTGATGAGTTAGTTATTGATTTCAATGGTGAGCAAGTTGATTGGTTGGAAGGTAGCCAGTCAGAGCCATTCTTAATGACGAAGTTTCACGGAGATGGACGTGAGAAGCTAAGAGAAGCCATAATTGGATTAAATGGGAGTCAGGAGATTGATGTGAGAAAGGTGTTAGAGCTGGAGTAAATACCATAAAAACTTGTCCAAATAATGAGATGATAGGAAAGTTGATGCGTAAGATACTTGACAAAGGCTTTACACTTCGAACCGAAGGCGGGGCCCGAAGGCAGCCCGTCGGCCGAGTGTTAGGGCGGCCTATTGTCTTTCGTCTGATGACTCTGACCCTCACAGCTGCCGTTCTTACAAATATAAATACAACGCCATCAAAAGCAGATATGAATCTAAAACTATATGCTTATAACCTCCTTACTTGGCAAGAGTTTCAATGCTTTAACTGGCTCATTCATTACGAGAGCAGATGGAATCCACAGGCTAAAAATGGTTCTCACTATGGGCTGGGCCAAATGCGTTCCACTTGGTATAGAGACCTAAGCCCACAGGCACAAATTAAAGCCTCCATTAAATATATTCATCACAGATACAAAGATAGTTGTGATGCCCTCAATCACTTCGAGCGCAAGGGTTGGCATTGATGTCGAAGTCCGGTAAATACTGTAAATGTGGCAACGCCATATCTTCGGCTGGCAGACGTAATGGACGGCAAGTCTATAAACGAATGTGCAGCCAATGTAGACGCAATAAAGTTTATGCCAAGTACAAACTGGGGTTCTGCCAAATATGTGGGTTTATACCTGATTGGTTGGGGCAACTAGATGTAGATCATATTGATGGCGACAAAGATAATAACGATAAAAGCAATTTGCAAACGTTGTGCGCTAACTGTCACAGACTAAAAACTCACCGATCCAAAGACTATATGAATTATCTAAACAGGATTCAGAATGGGGCATAGACGTTATCAATCTGCGTACTATCAGCGGGTGCGTAAGCAAGTACTAGACCGTGACTACTGGACTTGTCACTACTGCGGACAGGAAGCCAACACGGTGGATCACGTTATTCCAATCAGCAAGGGTGGCACAGACCAAGCAGAGAATATGGTTGCCGCTTGCAACAAATGTAATAGCGGTAAGCGAGATCGTATGACCCCCACCTTTTTTGAGCGCGTTAGTTTAC